TGATACCTCATCATATGAAATATCACCAGTAACATCTAAATCGCCACCAACAACTAAGTTACCAGTAACAGTTGTAACACCAATAGCATATATGTCACCATCTGGACTTAAGGTTATTCCACTTCCAACTTTAATTCCAGATCTTGCAGTTATAAGTCCAACAGAGTCAACATTAGTAACATCTTCATAGGTTAATGTTCCACCAACAGTTACATTGCCGCTTGCAGTTATATTAGTAACACTAATACTAGGATTTCCACTTAGATTGGCAGCAGTACCTGAAGTGTTCTGATTACCACTCTGATTGACGCCAGGCAGGTTAATATTAGCAGTACCATCGAATGATACCCCACCAATAGTTCTAGCAGTTTCTAATGCAGTAGCTGTATCAGCATTACCTGTTAGGTCGCCAGTTACATCACCAATAACTCCGCCAGTTGCAGTTGTTGTACCAACTACATTAATATTTTGTAAGAACGTAGCATTGGTATTAGTTCTTATATTATCTGTAGATGCAACACCAGTTAAATTTGAACCATCACCAGTAAATGTTCCACCCTCAAAATTTCCTTTGAACGTTGTTGCGGTTATAATACCAGTAGAATATACATTGCCATCTGGACTTAGTGTTATTCCACTTCCTACTAATACATTTCCACCTACAGTAGATGTACCAGATACATTAATGTTTTGGAGGAATGTCGCATTTGTATTAGTCCTTATATTATCTGTAGATGCAACTCCTGTTAGTCCTGCTCCATCACCATAGAATTGAGCAGCAGTTACAATACCACTTGTATTAATACTACCCTCTGTTCCAATACCAGAAGCAGCTGCTCCTATCCATTTTTCAGTAGTTTCATCATAGGTAAGAACTTTACCATCAACTTTTGCAGTATCTCTATCAACATCATCTAAAAATTCAATTCTAGTTTCACCAGAACCAGGCCCGTGAGCAAGAACCTTATAGAGAATACCTCTTAATTCTGTAATCTGTTTCTTAACACTATCAACTTCTGGATCATTTGGACCAATATTTTGTAATTCTTCTTTAACTCCTTGAGATTCAATAAATTTAAGAGCTTTAGTTATAGTATCATCATCTTCTTTAATCTTATCAATAGCAGGTTCTTCTGGTTTTTTCTTACTACCAATTTCTTTCTTCAACTCTTTATATGTTGAAGCAACATCATCTACTTTCTCTTCTTCTATCTCTAAAGAAGATATATCAAAATCTTCTGGAACACCAACAGTAACAGATTTTGGTACTAATAATTCATCTTTTATTTCTTGTTTATAATTAACAACTTGTTTCAGATCAAGTGGATCATTAAGTTCCACTACAACATCATCTAATTGTTCTACAAATTTTTCTTCCTTTTCTTTTTGTTCCTTTTGTTCTGTTTTAGCTTTTTCAATTCCATCAAAAGCCGAAGAAACTAATGAATCTAAATCAATATTAGCTTCTTTTAGTAACTTGTCAAATTCTTCTTTCTTTTCCTTCTTAGCTTCTCCAAGAAGATTAAAAAATTCTGATAGATCTTGAGATTTCATTTATCATCTTGCTTCTTTTGTGCTTTTATCAACTTCGAGAGTTCTGCAGTAGAACCAACGAACAATGCGTTTGTAACATTAGTTGGTCCATTATTAGGAACCTCATCAAGTTCTTTCATTTTTTGTTGAAGGTCAATTAATTTATCAGTTGTGTCACCTACACTTTTGATCATTTGACCAGCAACTTCATAAGCTCTTGCACTATCACTTTCTTGAGCAAGTTCTAAAACACCGTTAAGTGCTTCTTGTCCTTTTTCAATAAGTGAATAAAGATTTCCTCTAGTATACTCATAATCTTTAGTACTGTCTTTATCATCTTCAACTTTTGTAAGAGTATTCTTTCTAGGAATACACCCACCTTCAGGAGTAGTGGAAACTTCTACTTCTGTAATATCAAGAGCTTTGTTTATAGATTTATATTCTTTAGACATACTATACATCTATCCCCTGAGATGGACTATAAACCTTTCCATCCGTAAAGAATGAAGTAGTTTCATTAAATCCAAAATCGTCACCAAATTCTATTGCTGCATCATCATCAGTACTGAGGATATTAACAGCTGCATTATGTTCATGTACTGCAGCAGTGGTGTTGTCATAACCTCTGAAGACTGTAAGAGTTGCAGTCGCAGTATCGTTGGTTCTCACCTTCATAATTTCACTATCAATAATAATTCTTTCACCAGTACTAATATCAGTTGTTGCACTTAACTTAATCTTAGTGACTGCCTTAGAAATAGCACCATCAACAACTGTTGTTTCATCAGAATCATAATCTTTAAGTGCCTGTGGAGTAGCACTATATCTCTGAACTCTCTTAGCTCTCTTACGATCCGTATCAGCATACATATCCACATCAACTTTCTTGATGAGACCTTCTGAGGATTCTGCAATAGCACCGAATAGATGTGTCTTAGCAGTAAATCTTAAAGTATGAATAATTATTCGTCTACTTTCAAAACCACCTTGATAATCATCAGACATATCAATTGATTCTAAAACAATTGGTACATCTTTCTTTTCACCAATTGAATCAATAAGATTAATTGTTATATTAAATGATGGTTGAAAATATGGAAGTATCTGTTCAATGATTTGAAGACCATCATCACTTAATTTTGATAATATACTTAATTCAAAATTAACATTATAAGGAACAGGCATATAAACCTTTCTTGCTTTCGTATTATTCTTCGCTGTAAATGTTTGAGTTATACCTGTCTTTCTTGTTGAATCATACTGAAGACCTGTCATTTCAAATGAAATTCTAGGAACAGTTATAGCAGTCTGTCTATCTAAATCCGCTTGTTGTTGAATTCTTGCCAAGAACTTCTGCATAGGTCCATATGCAAGAGGAACTTTCATGACACTATAAGCATTACCACCATCTCCTGAATGACGGATATTAATATTATTGAAGAGAGTACCGAAACCTATAACAGTCTTTCGCAGTATCTCATGATAGAAATAAGTACCTAACATATCAAAGCTTTCTAACTATTTAGAATGTTCCGAACGGGTTCCTTTCTGTGAAGTCTAATAAGTCATCAGCTTCTGTCTCAAAGGTCTGATTATCGGAATATTGATCAGCAACATATTCACTATTTGGAAAGTCGCTTGGTTGATTATAACTAATTGATTCAATTATATATTCAGCTCCAGATGTTTCTCCAGTTACTTTTTCACCAACCTGTAATGCCATTGAAGTAAGCATTGAAATATCAAGTGTTTTAGAACTTGCATCCCAAACTTTAACCATAGCAGTATCTGTAGAAGAAGCAAACCTAACTGGTTCATTAAAGATATAATCACCATCTCCTATTGTTGTTGCAGCACCAATACTAATAGTTGGAACTGAAGTATATCCTGTACCAGCATTTGATAGTCTAATATATCTAACAGTACCACCAACCATTACAGCTTCAGCAGTAGCAGTAACAGCAGCCCCAGAAACACCTCCAACAAAAGTTACTGATGGTGTTGTAGTATAACCCGAACCACCACTAGTAATAGTAACAATACCAACCGAACCTAATGTAGTGATACCCGCTGTAGCTATACCACTGCCAGGCACGGTTACAGTGGGTATTCCAGTGTATTGGTTGCCTGGGTTAATCATTAAGATTCTATCAATAGATTTTCCAGTTGCAATACCAGATCTCTCCGTCATTATAGCAACAGCAGTTGCATTTGTGCCAGGAGATGTACTAATGGATATTGTTGGAGCAGCAGCATACCCATATCCATCATCCTGAACAAAAATCTTATGAACTGCATTATAAACAATACCAGTACTAGCAGTAGCAGTACTTCCTATTCCAGCAAGAACTAATCTAGCTATATAACCATCTGTTTGGACAGTGGAATCAATAGCATGTACATCAGTATCAATGACTTCATCTTCATATTCAAAGAGTTCACATTGAAGTTCATAAACATAATTCTTCTTAAGTTGATAGAATGGTTTTTCATGTTCAACGAATTTAATTTCAAATAACCTTTTACCTAATGGGAAAAATATTAAATCACCTTCTTTAGGTCTATTTGATAGAGTATACTCTCCATCCTCTTTTAAAAAAGGAGAGATAGCTTGTTCAAACCGTTCTCTGGAAATAATAAATGTAGCTTCATCAGTAGAACGAACACCAAATTTAGTTAGTATATCACTATTTCCAGCATATCCGTCTGTATTAGCCATATAAGCTTCAATAGGAAAAGCTTCATCGAACCTTGATTCGATAACTTCCCTCATTATTGTCTTAGAAGTAACTAATTTTCTAGGAATATAATGACACTCAATGCCATACATTCGCAATTGTTCATTAACAAGATCTTGAACTAAACCTTGTTCGGCTGTAGACCCTTGTAAGAAAAACGGATTTAATGCCATAATTATCCAACCACATCGAGAGGAGGCATTTCATAATCAAGAGACATTTTATCTCTAATTTCATCTAACTCTTTTTGTCCATCTTCATATATTTCTCTACCATTAAGTTGAACCCCGCCTGGAAGTTGAACACCTTGGAACTTGATGAGATTCATACCCCACTGTTTCTTACATAATGCAGTAAAATATCTCTTTAAAAATGGGTCATTATAAACCTTAGTAAAATCATTTGGATCTAATATTCTAAAACAATCAATAACATAATAATCACCAACAGTAGT